TTACAGCAACAGGAACACCGTTTGTCCAAGTGACGCCATTGTCATTGCTGAACCTAACATAAGCATCGCCTTGCTGGTAATCCGTGTGCCAGTTGGCGTTGTCTGGCGAAAACTGTATAAGCACGTTAGGGGCGTCGCCGTTGATAAGCACATTCCCGCCACTTGTCCCAATATATAGTTCATTTGTATCTGTGCAGAAACCAAATTCTCCTTCACTCAATGTTGGCAGAGAGGCTTTCGCTCCACGTTTGACTTTTATAACATTACTCATTCTTGCTCTGCCTCCTTCCTTGTTCGTCTCGACTTCTTCTTTTTTAAAGTTTCCTGTTCAATTTTTTTCACAAGCTGTTCATTTGCTTTCTGAGCCTCAGAAAGCTGTTCTTTGAGTCTTTCGTTTTCCTCTCTTAAAGCAGTCACTTGTTTTGCTAAAGCTTCCTTTTCCTCTTTAAGAATTTTTGTTTTAATGTTTTCTTGCTGGATAAACTCTTTTAAATCTCTTAATTGGACTCCCAAGTTTTCTAACTTCTGTTGATACCTTTGAATTGAGTTTTTATGTTCTTCGATGTTTTTTTTCTGAACTTCTATCGTTGCCATAAGTTTTGCTATTTCTTCTGTTTTTGCTTTTTCTTTCGCAACAAGTCCCTGGACAACTTTTTCTGCATTGGCTACCTTTAAAACCATCTTCCCTATTTCGAAAACTAAATCTTCACTGCCCAGTACTGCAGGAATTGTTTCTGGAAACAGAGGTTTAACCTGTGGTTCTTCTTTCTTAGAATTTAAGCCTCCGATTTTGGCTTCTTCCATTTTTTTATCCCTCCTATAAATTAAAAGGTTCCCCCATCAATTGTTGAGCCACTATGAAGTAAGGTATTTGCTCCTGCACCATGAACTCCTGTTGTTGCGTTCTCATGGTCATAAGCCCAATTGCTTGTGGGAGCCTTACTCATTTCGCTGTCGGTTGGAGTATCTTCAAGCCAGGTGGTAGCAAAATCAACAAATTCAAGCCCTGTACCGCCAGAATTAACCTTTACTACGTAATTTGCAGTATAAGAACTTGGAGTGTCAGTTAATGCTAAAAAAGTAGAAGATCCAGTATTGTTTAACACCCAAAATTTTGTCGCAACGTCTTGATCGTCAACAGGATCTGCCACGTTTGTTATTCTTTGAGAATTCATCGAAAATGCAGACGTTGCAGTTCCAGAAAGAGCAGAAAGTACCTGTGCAGGAGAGAGATATTGGAACGTCCCCGCTCCAGAGCCCTGGATGAATTGCCCTGCTGTTACTTCAGAAAGAGCGGAAAGATCCTCCAAGGTCCCAGTTACAGATATTGTGTTTCCAGTCTTAGTAAGACCCGTCCCCGCTTCAATATAACTTGCATAACTAAACTGGCTAAAAGTTAAAGCATCTGTTCCTACTGTATCTGCTTCAGGTTCATTTGTGCAGACCCAACCTGTAGAACCATTTGTTGTTCCTTCTTCAACAAAAACAAAACTACCCCCGGCATCTGCTCCCGCATCAAGGTCTCCAGCCCTACTCCAAGCCGTCGCACTTACTACATAAATACCATTTTGTGTTGCGTCAGTTTGGTCTTTGACCAAAACCCTATCCCCTGCAACAACAGACACCCCATCAATTGTCTGTTCACCACTAAGGGTTATGTTTTCTGTTGTTGCTACTTTCACAGAAGTTAAAACTTTCAATCCTTGAGCAACAGAATCTACATAACTTTTATTTACCGCATCGGTACTCGCTGTTGGAGGCGCCAAGTCAGTTATTTTTTGTGAATTCATTGAAAAATCTGATGTTGCAGTACCCGAAAGTATGCTTAAAACTTCTGCCCTTGTTTTTGCTTCTGGTGTATTATCATCTGTCGCATATAGAAAAGTTCCTGCATCAAAGAGATCCGCCATCACAACTTGATGATTATTACTGCCATCACCTATAAAAAATTCATAAGTATCAGTACAGAAACCAGGTTCACCTGCATTCAATACTGGTAGATTAGCCTTCAGCCCTCGCTTAAACTGAAGTGTTACTGCCATATTTCATTCCTCCCTTTTTTATTTTTAAAAAGTCCCACAGTCCAAATTCCCTGCTTCAAAACTTCCTGGTGGGCCAGGCGGCCCTTGTTTCCCGCTTGCTGTTATCTCTATTTGTTTAACTACTTTCTGTAATACAACTTCTTTGTTTGCAGAAACAAGAACTATTTTCTTTCCTCCTGCATTCGTTAATTCTACCACTCCCATCTAAATCACCTCACACGGACCATAGAAAATAATCTCCGTAGTATTATCCGGGTATTGCAGAAGAAACCACCACCAGTAATTCTTATAAGTATGCCCATCACCTGTTGGCTCAAAATCTGTGAATTCACTCCAACTAGTATCTATAGAAAAAGTTCCTTCTGGGCCTCCTAGTGTCAAATATGCGTTACTATCATTAGAGGTGGTATTAAACAAGATTCCTGTTGTTTCTCCTTTGTCTATGTAATCAACTAAATTTTGATACGTATAACCAATAACGAAATAACCTACACATCCTGTAAGATCTATAGGTGTTTCTCCATCTTCATCTTTGTAAACCCCTGAAAGCTGAAGATTACTTCCTCGATAGATAACTAGTCTATAATAGATAGGGGTTGTGATTTTTGCCAAGTGAAACACCTCCTTCCATTTTAATTATAATGGAATCAATATTCCGGGGTATAGGTAAATTCCGCCCGTTCCTGTTCTTTTCTGTTATTTTCCATTTGTGTTCCCCCTTCCACTGTTAAGGTTTTCCTTCCTTCATTAGTGAATAGAATCTTCCCCATTTACACCACCTAAAGTTATATATGGATTGGAATCATCTGAAGCTGTGGCAAAAAGAACACTAGCGCCACTTTCGCCAGCAAAATATTCTACTAAGTCTTGATTTGTCGGCGCGATGGCAAAAAAACAATTACACCCCGTCAAATCAATGGGATTGTCCTGCTCGTCTTTATATATCCCCGATAATTGAAGGTTCGCTCCTCTGTTGACTATTAGCCGGTAATAAATTGGTGTGGCAACTGTCGCCATTGTTCCACCTCCCTTTTTATTATACTACTGCCTAAAATCAATAAGGCTTTGTATAAGAAAATTCTCCTACACCACCATATAAATTATCTGGAACAACATAATCTTCTCTGACCAAAGTAGGATAAACATTAAAAACAATGTCATAAGGACCCACAAACCCGCAATAGTGTCTGCTACCATCTTCTAACATCACATAAGTTTTATAACGCCTTACTCCTTTTTCGCTGTCCAAATACGTTGTCCCTTTCAACCCAGATAACATATAGAAGTTTCTTACACACCAATCTTTAGGCACAGGGTTTGTAATTGTATCGTGCCATGCTAACCAAGGATAAATTCTTTTATAATCCCCATCCCATTCGGAAGTTTTTGTAAAGTCCACCGTTAAAACATCGTCAACATAAACCTTCAAATATTCCCCTGCTGTTTGAACAAGTTTTATCGTTATGGGCGCTAAAGAAGAAGGCGTAGTAGGAATAATCAATTTGCCTCTTCCTGTTCCATTGCCAAAAAAGCCTCGGCTTCCTGTTTCTGTCCTTAATACATTTACTGATAACGAAATGCCTCCTTCTTCTCTTGCTAGGATAAGAACGTTAAGCATGGCCTCGTCAAAACCATAATCTGGATAATCCGTTTGTTGTCCTGTAGTTCGATACTTCCTGTGGGAATGAAGGAAAAGATTTGTGGCATCTCCAGCCATAAGGTCGTTCAATGCACCATAAGAAGAACCCGCTGCAATTTTAAAGGAAATGTCCCAATTAACCAATTGCCCTCCATAGCCAATAGTGTTACCATTTATTTCTCTCAACAAAGTTCCATAATATGGAGCAGCAATAAACTCACTCCCTTCTCTTACAACAATAGAACAACTATAATTAAGTTCTCCTCCAACAGGGAAATTGTAGTATTTTTTCTGGAAAACTACAGATTCATAAACCGTACCATCTGCTTGAGTAAAGGAAACTTTTGCAGTAACATCTATTTCAGAAGGAATGGAAGTCCAAGTGTGGGCATAAGAATGGTATCCATTGCCATCTACGGTAAAATAAAAATACCCTTCTTGGTCTCCTGTTCCGTCACCATGGTTAACTCCTACAAGGAAATCAGGGAAAAATTCTGGAACCCTTTCATCTGTTTGAATTTCTAAAAGGTATTCTTTATCCTTTGTTATTGCATCTGGAACCGTTAAAAGATTTTCCCAAGAAGGTGCGACAACTTGAATTGGTCTATTTAACGGCATCGCTTCGGAAGTTACAGTTTCCCCCTCATAAGTCACCCAAAGGGAAATGGTAGGCGTCATTTCACCAATAGTTCCAAACCTTACTTCTGTAGAATTTACACCTCCACTAATATTGAGTGGAGCAGAACCGTCACCTAAATCTATCGTTACCCCATAGTCTGCAACAGAAGAAGTATCAAAAACATATTCCCAACTTAACGTAATTGTCTCTAAAACATCTGTGTAATAACTGCTTGCCATGAAACCCCCAATTCCAAAAGAAGCATCTATTTCGGGGGTTATATTTTCTGAAGTAGTTTGTATCTGTATTTCTTCCTCGTTACTATATCCTAAAATAAACCACTTATTTCTTTTTCCTGTTGGCCTGGCTAAAACCACAGTGCTATTTATCGCCTTTGGGAAGGGGTCAATACTTTTTGCAACAACCTCTTCTGCTTTGTTGTCTACTTTTACGGTATAGCGGTTTTTTCCTCTTCGTGCCACTATTTTGCCTCTGGCAATATTATGATATTGGCCTGTTTTCTTGCTTATGACATTTTTCAAGTCATCTAAAACAGTGATAGGTTCTTTAGGCAAGGACCCTTTAAGCCTCAAAAGTGAAGAAACCCCGGAAAGTTCTATTGCCTCACAGCAATTGGAAAGGTCAACTACTATGGCATCAATGTGCCAATCTTGCCCCAGCCAATTTATGTTGTCGTGGGGCGAAAAACCCGTATTAAGATATGTTGAAGCTGTTGCATGTCGCACCCGGGCCTTCTCTCTCAAAACATTTAAAGCAAAATTCTTTATTCCTTCCTCTGAATTTAAAGCAATAGCCGTAGTTTCATAAGAAAACTTCCCTAAGAAATCTATGCTTTTTTGGTCAACTGCTTCTGCCCTAAGATGAACCTCGTGGCTATCCTCTGCCTCATATTTTTCTAACGCCGGGGGTGTGCTTATTCCCCCTGTTGAGCCATCATAAGCCTTCCTCCAACCCAATTTCGCGGCAGGAAAAGAGGAGCCCATAGGAAGATATAAACCCACCACACCATAAGTAAAATGCTCGGCAACAGAAAAGCCATTAAGGAAATCTGCCTCAGGATTAGTTACCATTGTTCCTTTCCATTTTTCCTTTGGCCACAAATACGGCCAATCATGCCAATCTTCTTCTGCAAATCCGATTTCATATGCAACATGTTCACCGCTTTCTCCTGTGGTATTCATTTTAGAACCGGTCGGCGGGTCTACAGAATATTGAATTTTTTCAAACTTAGAAGAACCCAAAAGATTGACATTCCACGTCACTTCTGTTTTGTTCTGTTCTATCCACCCAGTGTGCAAACTTCCGCCTTCCCACCAGCTTTCATGAGCCCAAACCCTTGTGACAATTTCTACGTCATATCTGTTTTCATCTTGAATGTTTTTCCAAACAGTTTCTTTGTAATGCTTTGTTGAACCATCTTCATATTCCTCTACTTTTCTTGTCAAATAGCCATTTGCATCATAGTAATAACGTTCTTCTGCCTCTCCATCGCCTAAATCCGTTTTAACCCATTCCAATCTTTCCCCAAGCTTCTTTATGGAAACTGTTGCCCCGCCTGCCGAGTAATAATCATATGTATAATCTGTTGCAACCGTATAATAAGTATCGTCTAGTGTAGCAACAACTTTGTTTGCATAATCCTGTGGTTTGTCTATTATATTAGGCGAGTCATCAGAAATCACAACATCCGGGGTAAGAGTGTGTGAAGAAGGCAAAGCGTCAATATAATATTTACCGTCCCGGCCATAACGCAAAACAGCATTTAGGCCATAACAAACATTGCGTGCAAATTGCCAAAAATCGGGTGGGTCCTCATCCTCGTTGTAGTAAACCGTTATGTTTTCTGAAAGCCAACTAGAGTCTGGACTACTTGCACTGCTAGGAAATTCTTCTATGGGAATAAGAGCGTTATCTATTTCTACACTTCCCCCATAATATTGAATCGCATCTCTTAACGCATAAATGGCATAACCGGTTGAGTATATAGCCTGGCCACCACCTGCTGTTATTGGGTCCGCAAAATAAACAGTATAACTATCTGTTGCCACATCATAAGAACGACTTGTTACAACCCCCGTGGCAACAGTATATTGTTCTTCGTTATCCTGGAACCATTTTATGGTTATCTCCGCTCCTTCACTTATTGCCGTGGCTAAGGAAACAGAACCTTCCATCGCCCCAAAGGTCCTATATGTTATTCCCCCATCTAAAACAGGTATATCATCATTGACAAAAAAACCATTTTTTATTGTTTTTAACAACGCGGGCCAAGCTTCTTCTATACCTCTATCATTCCAATTGTCGGGATATGTTGTGCCATCGATGTAAAAAGAATACAGATAGTCATACATTACATTCCAATCGGGATTATTGATATCCGTGTTAACGTCAACCTCTAGCTTTGCCGTTTGTTTTGCGATAGTGCTTGGACAAGACAGATAATGTCCTAAAATCATATAAGAATAATAATAGAGAGGGTCTTCTGCTGACATGCTGGCGCTATCCTGTACTTCATAAAACAAATCCCAACTACAAAACCAATTATAAAGAGAATCATGAGGGCCTGCATAAGGTTCTAAAAAGACAAAGCCAAATTCATAATATGGGTGCTCCGTATATACCCAAGAAGTGCTCAAATTTTCCATAGTAAGAAATAGCTTCCAACTGCCTAACAGCTCTTCATAAAAGAAACTTCTGTTTTTTCCGTAATATTGATACTGTTCATTAAGGTTGTCTCTAAAATATTCTTGGAAAAGAAACATTGCATAACGGAAGGCAAAAATTTCATGCAACAACTCTATGGAAATTGGTTCACACAAATAAGCATAATCCCCTAAAGCCCTTGCGACATAAAGCCGGTTGTAAAGGAAATCTAAAATTCTATCCCTTTCTTCCTGGCCAATATAAGTCCATACTTTTTCTGGAATATGGAAATTTTCCCAACCTTCCCTTTGACGCAACCTGTCAAACCCCTGCACCAGATAATTCTGATAAGTTTCGTCTAACTCATAAGTCGCTCCGTACTTTTCTAAAGTAGTTAAAGGTCCGTCCTTTTGCAAATAATAGGAAAAATAATTTGTCCACCAATAGTCCTGGAAAGCATAGGTGCCTCCCCAATCAGCAGGTGACCCATCTAAGGTTGCTGTTATTGACGGAGTTTCCGCGGAAGGATACAAATAGTCATAAGTAAAACAATCTATATCTGGTGAGATTCCGCAAGAGAAATCAAAATAATCATATCGTGTTCCTGTTTCAAAATAAAATCTTGTTCGGGCATAAGTATAATAACCAGTGCCGTAATAATCTAGATAACCTCCTGATATAGAATAGCGGGCATCAGTTCCAGGAGGATTGCAATAAATATAAGCATGAGAAAAATCAATGTTGCCATCCGCTTCTATTTCTGCAAGCGTTTTTGTCACTCCTGCTTTTGCTGTTGGTCTTTTAATGGGCATTCCTATATCTGCGACTAAAATCTCAAAAACATCATATCCAATAGGCTTTTTTCTTGTGGGAGCATTCATCAGCCAAACAGAAAACAAAGCAAGAGTATAAGAATAAGCAAACCACAAATCATGTTGAATTGTAAGAGCGCCCCTAGCGTCGTAAATGTGTTTTGAGATAGCAATCAAAATGTTATCTCTACTAGTCTGATCTACATAGTCCCAAAAATAAGACGGAATTTTAAAATTCTCCCACCCTTGATAGGCCCTTATATCAGCAAACCCATTTTGCAATCTTTGCAGGGTGGTAGGGTCTAACCCATCTGTAATTCCACATTGTTCTATTCCTTCTGGCATGATTGCTCCTCCTTTTTTCTCAATCTATTTTATGGTATGTTTATATTGAGAATATCGGTAGGGATTAGGCGTACAATAGTTTTCCGTAGCAAACGCTTGCCACCAATCCACTTGAGCAGATATCGCGCCTGTGTTCTCTTTTTTCCCCCATATTTAAATGCCTCCTAGTTTATTTGCAGTTTGATTTTTAGGCTTGTTTCCAAAGTCTATACAATTATTTATTCTTTATTCCTCTTGGAAAGTGACGGTCATTGTTCCCAACTCGTCATAAGGATATGGGTTGTAATTTGCCCCGCCAATGAAATAAACATTATACGTTGCCCCATCCTTATCTATGAAAGAAACACTGCCACCAGAATTTATAAGTTCTAAAATATTTTCCAAATCATCTCCTGGACGAAAAGTTAAAGTCCACCTCTTCTTATAAATCAGGTTCAGATTCATTGTTGTTCCTGCCAAAGAAGTGACTTGCCTCCCTACAACAGGGACATATTCCACCCTGTAATAGGAATTAGAAACTGATATAGGGAAAGTAAGGGGGTACCCACCCAAACTAATCACAGGGAAAGACATTACAAATCACCTCTCATCGTATTTGTTAGGGATTTGTTTTTCACATCTACTGTTATCGTTACCTTTGTGGCTAAATTGCCGATTTCTTTTTTTGCCTCTTCTACTGCTTTCTTTATCTCTGCCACAACGCCATTATGGAAACTTTTCCCCACATCTGCCCCTGCTTGTGCTCCTACTGTTGCCAAACTTTTCAAAGCCTCTTCAAACGTTGCCTTTATTGGAGAAACGCTTTCTTGTACTTTCGCTGCGACATTATTTAAGCTTTGTTCCATCTCTGGAGTAATCCCTAGCTGTGCTTCTCTTTGCTTCAGTAAAGTAGCTTGTTGCCCTCCCTGTTTCATTATGGTCTGATACCACCAGGGATCTTGTCTCATAGACTCCAGTACAGACCCAACCCCCCATGTTGGTGAAAGCTCTCCTGTTTTCCAAAGATTCATTTCTTTTATCCCGACAACACTAGAAGTCACTTGTTTCACTTTATCTGGGACGCCTTTTAACTCTTGTGCAATTGCTGTGAATAATCTATTCCCTGACGTTTTACCTAAGTCTTCTAATGCTTTTATGAACCTGGCTTTAAAATATGGATCATCAAAATCACCAATTAGCTTACTTATCGTCTCCTCTGCTTTCTGTACTATGTTCTTCTGAAAGACACTACTTGCTTCCTCTGAACTCATGCCTAGTTGTTTAGTCATTTCTTTAGCTTCAATAACCATATTCTTAACGTAAGCGGCAAACTCAGAGAAAGCTTTGGAGAAAGCTTCTTGTTTAGTCGGTCCTAGTATTTCTTTCTTCCGGGCATCATAGAGAGCCTTTAGCTCTGGAGTGATGATACCTAATTCTTTTCTCTGTTCTTCAAGCCATTGATCAAGTTTTATGAGGGCAACTTCCTTAGCAGTTTTCCCTACAAGTTGAAGCTCTTTTCTGTATTCTTCTGCCGCTTCTTCTACCTTTTTCCACTTCTTCTGATCTTCTTCTATCTGCTTCTTGAAAGCTTCTAAATCAGAAGTTTCAGTAGTTGATTTACTTTTTTGTACTACTTGTGCAAGTTGTTCATTTCTCCATGCTGTTTCATCGTAATTACCACCAGGCTTTGGTAGAGGAAGATCTTTCAATAAACCTCCTCCTGTGCCTAAAACAGAATATGTAGATCTTATCTGTTCTTTAGCTTTCTCACTTAGGGAGTTGAATTTAACAAGTAATGAAATGAGAGTTCCAAAACCAACTACTATTGGCCATGTTGCAGGATTCGCCCATAAGGTAGTAAGAGCAATGTTCAATCCTTTTACTGCTACGGTAGTAGTCCCTATCGCTGAAGCGAAACTCATAAATGACAAAACCAAACCGCCAACTTTTATCCCTGCCCACACAGCGATAAGAGAACCAACAACTTTTATCATATCTTCCATGTGTTCATTAGCAAACTGAACTGCCTTTGTAAGTGATGGAAGAACTTTCTGTGCAAAGTCAATAATCAAATTCTTAAACTGTGCTTTGAATTCACCCCAGGTTGCGGCAAAAGTACCTCTATACTCTTTCCAAGCCTTATCCAGAGTACCTGTACTATTGCTCAACTCCTCTATATTCTGAGCTAGGTTCTGGAAGTTGTTTGCAAGTAAGGCACTGAAAGCGATAAGAGATTCTTGCCTACCGCCTAACAGCGCCGCAACCCCTGCGGCATCTCCGCCTGCTTCTTTTACTCTTCTCAACCATTCTACTAGTCCTAGTTGTTTCAAGGCATTTGAAACGCTTCCAAACTCTTTGAAAACTTCAACTAATTCATCTGTGGGTTTAACAACCGAGCGCATTAGAGCTTTCAACTGTGTTGTGGCTTCTGCAGTAGAACCTGCGGTCTGTGTTATAAGCGCCAGTGCGGCGGCCATTTCTTCAACTCTTGCTCCTGCAAGATTTGAAATGTTAGCTACATCCCCTATGACAGGAACAAGTTCAGCAACAGAAGTTTGACCTAATTTTTCCGTCTTAAGTAAAAGATTAGCCGCTTGTTCAGTAGATGTTAAAGAATCACGATACCCGGCCATCAGTTTTGTTAAGGCTCGAACTGTATCTGCTTGTTCAACGTGGGCAACTTTCGAAAGTTTCGATGCGGTAGTAAGCGTTTCTAATGCTTTATTCGGTTCGGTAACTCCTGCAGAAATTACCTGGTAGTATCCTTTCATAAGTTCTATACTGTTTCCTAGAGATGCATCTAAACTCTTTATCTGCTTATCTATTACATCAAAAGACTGGCCAGTAACTTTTCCCATGTCAATCAATGCCGTTTCATATTCTGAAACAGAATTGATGATGGAGCGAATAGCCAGCCCGCCTCCTAATGATATGAAAGCACCTCTTAAACTAAAAACTTGTTTCTGTATACTGGAGAAAATAGAGGAGGCTTTTACTCCAAACCTACTAAGCTGAGTCTCTGCTACCCTCAACCCAGATGTATCTACACCTAACTTGGCAACCAACTCACCTAAAAACATCTATTTTTTGCCTCCTCCTTTCTCCTTCTTACTCCCTTTCTGCATCCCTGCTATCGCTTGTAGAATCTGTTTCATCTCTTCTACGCTCTGCTTCTTCTTAGGCTCTACTTTTCTTGTCCCGTCCCAATCTGGAAGAAAATCAGTTGGTAGAAATTGTTTAGTGTTTCTCTTACCAAAAATAGAAATCGCGATATTCATGATAACAGAGGCAAGCATAGCAAAACCGTATTCTATTCTATCTACTCCTATAGGTTCCAGTTGATCGTACGCTCTCCACTCTGCTAACTGCTCACCGGTCAACTGCTCTAAAAGATAATCTGGATGTGGATATCCCAGTTCTTTGCACAACCGAAAAGCAAATCTACGGTTGTGCTGATATCTCAGTTTTTTGCTATGCTCGCCTCTTCAACTTGATTCAGTCTCTGTGCCACTTCTACAATTTTATCCAACTTGCTAGCTTTCATACTTTCACTAAGTTTCTTATAATCTTCAGGTTTGAGTAAAAGCTCACCTTTTTCATCGCATAAACAAGAAACCGCCAGTTTAGCTCTGAAGTCTTCCAGATCTTGCTCTGTTCCTATTATCTGGCCATCACTATTTTTTACAGGCTTCATAAGCGACCGCTCAAATATATCTTTTTCTTTCCCAGTCCACTGCCTAACATAAACGTAGTCACCATTGCCTAAATCTACTTTTTCAATTTTAAGCTTATCTCTTTTCAATAAATCTTCTCTAGTAAGTAATGCCATGATTAAGCACCTCCATTATTCTTATTTTCTACTCACTTACACGCTTCCACCAGAACCTAGGCTTACTGTACCACTTATCTGAATAGTCACATCTACAGTAACCTTATCATCTGGTGGAATAGTCAGGGGTAGCTCTGTGACTAGCCCTTCAAATTCAAGAGTAGTTTGTTCTGCATCAGGCAAGATAATCTGGTACTGTTGAGGAGTATCAGACTCAAAATCAGCTTTCAGAAGAGCATATCCTTCTGCTGTGAAGTTCATCGAAAGGGTTATCGTCCCCGGGTTTCTAAAACCTGTTATAAAGGTTCGATAACCTCCTGCTGTGTCGAGTGCCGTGGTATCAATAGTATCTCTGCTCATACTAGGTCCTGTGATAGAATTGATTTCTGCAATAGCCACCCATTGCCCTACGGAACCGCTATCATCCCACCTACTGAATACTGTTCCTACACCTGCTATAGCCATTTACATTCGCCTCCTTTGATAACTAAAATTTACTACAAATATAAATCTCCCTTGCTCATCAACACCAAGCAAAGCAGGTCCACTTGTGCATTGGATGAGCTCATAATGACCTCCGCCCATAGGCTCATGCCCTCTGTTATGGAGGAATTCCATCACTGCTGTTGCTATATTCATGCCGTCTATATATTTTCTATTCCGTACTCTGACCTGAAAACTACCGTAATAGTAAACATCATCTGCATTGAATTCAGTAGTTGGCACCACTGCTGAATCGTATATAGTCACACAATTATCAGGTTCAGAAGGTTCAAACCCTACGAACAAATTCGTTCCAAATTTAAGATCTAAAGTACAATCAGAAGCTAAAAGTAAATCTCTAATATCCTCACTAACTAAACTCATCGACTGATTTTAGCCTCCTCCCGTATCAACTTCAATATCGTATTTCTGTTCCTTATAAGAGCACTTTCTAGAAACTTAGGTCCTGAACCTGGTCGTTTCCTTTTCTTGGTCATGTCTTCATGTACCTCAGTAGCATAGTTTGCTGTAAACCCCATCGATAAAGCTGGGTACTTGCTTCCTAACAACTGACTTAAAACGTCATTTATTACTCTGGTGTGTTGTGCCGCCATTTTACCTTTATCATCTTTAAAACTGGGATCGACATTCTGTTTATCACCTTTGCTTGTAACTACAAACCAGCTTGCTCTCAGATTCCCAGTGTCTACAGGAATGACAGGAGATGTTTTCTCCATGTCACGCCGAATAACGATAGCAGATCGAATCAACCCTTTCAAAGTTCGTCCCTCAATCTTTGCTATTTCTTTATTAAGTGACATCAAAACTTCCTTCATACCAGCAAGCTGAGGAGCCATCAGACATACACCTTCTTCACAAACTCTGTTTTCGATCTGAACAAAGGCGCCTTATCTACTCTTCTTATCTCATACGCCCCAGGTAAAGTTTTGGGGTCAACTCTGTTTTCATTAGTAAGGCCTGTAAAGTCACCCAAATAAATAAAACCTCCAACTTCAAGATCATCTACTACTAGTATCTCAGCATCATAAACTATGATCTGACCATTCTTATCAGTGATAGTTTTTGTTGTGTCGACCCATCGACATTTGATAAGCCTAGGTTCTTCAAATTCTCTTTGGCCATATCCAGTTATCATTCCTGGAGGCCAATACACGGCATCTTGAACACAAACTTTCTTAATGAATTTAGAAATTGACATAACCTCACCACTCCTCAAATGGAACAGCGTACAACTTTGCCTGTTTCCTACCAAGAGCGGCCATCTTTCCAGTTGAATCTAAAGTCAGAACCATCTGTCCATAAGGCGTAGAAGATAATCCTGAACCATACTGCCCTATATATTTTATCTTAGCTCCTCCTGCTTCTTCTTGTTCCGCCATTCGTTCTCTAGTAGAAGCTATCATGTGCGCGGCTAACCATTTTTCTATCTCTGCAAGTACGCTTTCTCCTAAAGTTGAACTGCCTAATACATTAGTAACCAAAGTGTTAGCACTATTGATAAACCCTTCTACTACAGCATCAGTGAGTTCCGTATCATCTAGTATGGCTTTCACCTCATTAGCGGTTACTCTTGCCATTACTTAACCTCCTCACTTTTAGAAACTTAGGGTCTACGTAGCTAAGTATTTTTGAATCCCATTTTAGCCCAAGCCACTCAATCGTTTCATACATCTGTGAATAATCTCCTCTAACCATTCGCTCTGGCCAGATTACTTTACAATTGAGTCCTTTAGATATCATCTCAATAAGCCTTTCCTCATATTGATGTACCCACCAGAGCCAAGCTTCCTGTTCATTTTTTGCTCCGATCTCTTTCCAATACTTGTCTGTTTTAAATGCTCTCATAAATGATGTTTTCAAACAGGAATTGATGATATCTCCTGTTCGCCTTCTTATGATCAACCATTTCGCATTCGGGAAAGCAAAATGCCACAATGGCCAAGTCAAGACCAACTTATTACTTTTATAAGCCCATGGTCTATCATCTTGGTAATGGTCATCATGAAGCGCATCTAAAACATAGTCCTTGAATTTCACAGGAATCGGGAGATCTGACGTTGGTACTAGTGGATACTGTCCTGCAGGGCACATCCCAACTTCTAAGAGATACGGCTTCATAACTTGTTCGTATATCTCCTTGTTTTCAAACATACTTCTTGAATCTTGTGCCGTCGGCTTGGGTGTACTTCCAAGAAAAACACCGCAGATTTCAAGAATTCCTGCAACCATACTTGCTCCGCTTCTTGAAGCACCAGTAACCAATATCGGGGAACTAACAAAGTCTCTCATGTATTTGTACTCCTTCCCCTAACCGAATATATTGTACCCCATCTACTTCATATTCTTTAGTTACTCGAAATGGGTCTATCACAACTGACCCTTTAGGCCAATCGTTTCGTTCAACGCCACTATGCTTACACCCTAGAATGTAGATTGCTTTCATGTTTGGTTTCTTCGATTCAGTGTCAATCAGAGGGTCCCACAATATAGCTTCTCTTTCTAAGAAATGCGTCATAAGTAAAGCGGCAGAACCAACCGCCATATCAGTATTTGGCTTAAATGCATATCCATAAACAACAACTGGTAGATTCAACTGCTTGGCATAAGCATTCGCAATATCAGCTATGTATTTCGCTTGTTTTTCTCGACACAACATAATAGCTTCAAATAAATCAAAACTGAGACTGTATTCTTTTGCCAACCAACTCATTGCTATGTTGTCTCTAGGGTGGCAAGCTCCTCCGTCTCCCATGCCTCCTGTCAAGTAAGCGGGGCTAATTAAACGCCTATATGCACTCTTTAGTGCATCAGTAACATCATCAACATCCGCCTCAGGAAACTTATCACAAATCTCCATTATCGTGTTTGCAAAACAAATCTTGAAACTTATGAATGTATTGTAAGCTACTTTTGTTAGTTCTGCACTTTCAATACTCATGCCTCTTACCGGAGCATTTGTTATCGTTCGATAAAATGACTCCAACCGATGAATTGTTTCTTTATCTTCAACGCCAACTAATATAAACTCAGGATTCAAAAAATCTTGCATCACAGTTCCCATGGCAATGAAGAAGGGATTGTAAGCGAATTGAACACCATCTGGTAACAATGGTAGAATTCTCTTTCTCATAGTTCCAGGGGGGCAAGTAGAAATCACGACGATAAGAGTATTTGGCCTAACTACTTTCACCAAATCTTTTATTGCTTGTTCTAAGAAATCGTAACTGAAATCTTTCCTGATATCAGGCAATGGTGTAATACCTTCGTATCTAAAATCATGTGGAGTTTGAACAGCAACAAAAATAAGATCACACTTTTCAGCTACTTCTTCAAGAGGGACGAAGAATAACGAATCAACGTTTCTAAGGTAATCTACAAAAGAGGGGCCTCCTTTTACCAATCCGGCTTCATTAGGATTGCCCGCTAACTTCGACATCCTACCAGAGTCAATATCATAACCATATACATTATGCCCTTTCAACGCGATACATGTTGCTACAGGCAGTCCTAGTTTACCTAACCCTACAAATCCTACGTTCATGTGAACCCCTCTCTTTTTCATACCTCTATGTTATTATTATACCTTAAACTATAGTGCGTCTAGTTTGTACAAGTTGATTTTATCTATCAAACAACTCTTTCAAAAAAGAATCTAAAACTACAATATCTTTATAAGTTGGCAAAAATTGATTTTGAAACCAAACCATTTGTGTTTCTTGATCATGTATTTTTTCTATCGTCCTTTCATTATCTCCTTTATCTCCGCCCCATTCAATATATGCTTTATAGTGTCGCTGTTCTGGTTTCAATCCCAACGTATAAAAACTAAACCCTGTTACATACAATTCTTTAGGGTGTTTCTGAGCAAGCATACACATAGCTAGAATTCCAGAATTTGGGTGAGTCTTTATCCAACGATGATAAAATTCCCAATGATAAAGACTAATAACAAAATGATCAACATGAGGAGCATACTTATCCAATAACCTTAAAAACTTTTGTTGGGCTCCAATGTTTGCAGTATCTTTCCTTCGCTGAACGATAACAAAAGCTTTCAGATTATCTAGAACATCAGATCTGTTTTCTTTAAGAAAATTCATTGTTTTTTCGAAATTAGTATAGTTTTTCGTATTACATCCATAGAAAACAACATCTGTCTTGGAGCCGTAATCTTCTTCCATATCGAAAGGATAAATCTCATTTATTCTACAAACAAGATCATAATCATCAATAATCTTCCCCTCACCTTTTCCTTGTAGATGAGGAGAAGAACCTACCAATGCAATTCTCTTATCTTTCACAAGTTTGGTAAACAATTCATCATTATAATGCTGTTTCATTCTTATGGCCCAAAGAAGCCTGTGGGCTTGATTTCTTCTAATGTTGTATTGTTTCCTAGACTCAAAAATCTTCTTATCTGCTTCATTCTGATTGCAGTTTCTATTTCTCTTCATTGTAGCATCTTCTGCTCCTGTCACACTGTGGTGATAATGTTTTATGAGAATATCTGAGAAATAGAGAATTCTTTCTGAAATCCCCATCTGTTTCGCTATTTCAAAAAGCTCTGTATCATGTCGAAAGAAAGTATAGCACTCAGGCACGAATTGATTCAGTTCCTCTAACCAAGCCCTTCCTACTATAGGAAAGGCACAATGAGCTTCTCCGTTTATCCCATCATTACAGTAGGCAAGAAAAATGCCATCAGGTATTTTTACAAAAGAGGTGAGAAGTTTAAAATCCCAATCAAAAGTTTCATGAACTAGATCATCATTCGCCATCATAAGATATTCACCATCAGACATTCGAGCTAAAACATTCCAAGCTCTACCTACACCAACATTCGGACCTACCACCAACTTACAATTAGGCCTAGTGCTCAACAGTTCTACATATTGACGCAAACAAGGGTCGTCAGAATCAACATAGAAAAGAACTTCTACATACTCTGGATTCTTAGCAGTGGCGAAAACACTTTCAAGATATCTTAAAGCCATAGCCGGCCTTTCTCTTGTAGGACACAAAAGACTGAACCAAGGACGCACATATGGAAGAGCATCTACTCTTTCTTTATTTATTTTTTCAAAAGGAACTGCTTGTCCTCTGACAGGAATCCCTTCATCTATGTATTTGGCAACCCATTGAACACTTTCTGCCGCCTGCCATATTCTAGGCTGACCATGAAAACAAACAAGACTTGCATTAGAAGGAATTTGTTGGAGCCAATTTTTTCTAGTAGGTTTGAAACTGAATATTCGACCAGGATACTTCCTCTGAAAATAAAAGTCTGGAGCAACAACCGACTCGATAAAATCTTGGTCACCTCTATAGCGTTTCATTGCATCAACAGAATCTTTTATCCAACAACCCCATATATGAGACACTTTCTTATTTTCTTTAGGGATCCACATAACCCCAGAAGCAGGTCTACTTGAACGGTGGAAATCTTGAAGCATTCCGAATCCTTTATTATCCACATCTAAAAAATCTAAAGAACCAACGCAAGCTGTATCCAGATCTAAATATAAAAAAGGCCTGTATTCTTCTAGCTCTGGAGAAAACAAATTCATCTTAGACCACCAGCCAGGCCATTCAGGATTAGTGAAAGGAACAAGTACTAGGTCTTTAAGCTTCATCTCTTTCTCAACTTCAGTCAAACAATATACGTTTACTTTTCCTCTATTCTGTTCATACAATCGCTTGGTAAGTAGATCTACGTCCTTAAAAGAGAAATCACCGCCTTTCTTTAAAACAAGAAAAACATTTATCTTCTGATTCATGGCAGTTTATCCCCTTTAGGAAAACAGTCGATTCTACTATTCGGACTCAAGTTGATGATTTCAATTCCAGCTTTAGTTGCATCTTTTGCTATAGAAGTATATCCTTTCAAATGTCTATCAAATGGAGGTTTTTTAATTTTATTCTTATTTTGGTTCGCATAAAAAGAATGCCAGTGAGAATAATGTTTTCCATCTATCTCTGTGGTGCACATATCGAAACCAAGAAGATAGATTCTCTTCACACCAAAATGAACCGCTAAGTTGATAGCGGCTCCCCCACTGTGATAGTTCCAAGTAAGAAAATCAGTATTGAAAGATAATCCTTCCCTCTTACTTGTGTCTCGCTTCATGAATTTTATGCCAGGCACATCAGCATTCTGAAATATTGGGGCGCAACTAACCTTCAGTTTTGGAAAAGCAAGAATTTCTTTCTTTCGTTTCAGAAACCAAGAATTATCACCAAAAAACAGAACATCGATCCAATGTCCTAGCATAAGAGCTTCATTTATTCCTATTACATGTTTATCCTTGAAATATTCTAGATAAGAAGAATAAACTTCTTTTGGATCTTGGCTTTTCTCCAATACAGAAAGAACTTTCTCTTTTGGAACTCCAAGGAGGAAGGGTAATGAAGCTCCACCACCTATAATAAAACAACTCCCATTTCTCCACATGGGAAAAGGAGTCCACGGTTTCATTTTTCAACCTTCTAAAGCATACAGTAGTTGATCTGCTTCATCTTCAGTCAGTGGTTCTTCATTCAATATCTTATTCGCCACTTGATCTATTACATCGAACAACCCGTCTTCTCTTTCTTGTTTTATGAAAACTGGTTCTGTTTTCTTCTTCTTAGTTCTTACAAAAGCAACCTTATCTGTAGGTGGAGTGACATTCTCTTCTAACAAAATAACACAATCTTTAAACGCTTCAGGGATATCTTCCTCATAGGCAAGAAATATCTCCTTCGGCTTTATTCTCTTTTTATTCTTGAGCCATAGAACTCCACCACCAATTTTCTGCCATTTACACAGATTAGCCATGAACCCTTCCTCCTTTGATTAAGAATGCCATCGCCTGATTAGCCCTGGCATGGTCCTAAGGTGTCAAACTTAAATGATACTTTCTAACTACTATGCGAGATGAACTATTCCAGAATTACCGTTCTGGTCTGCCCTTATCTGCGGCACCTGAATCGTCATCACTTTATACTTAGTGATGAAATTACCTTCAGTCTGCCACTCCACGTTCTGCAGGCCCATTCCTCTTACAAGGCGAACAACATCAGAAGTCATCTGCACCAAAAGCACATTGTCAGCAGGAAGCGTATCTATTACTTTGACATCCAGAATTCCAGATATCTTCAAGATTCGCTCCCTGATAGTTGTACCAGGAGTAGTAGAATCATAATCTTCATCAAGTACAGTTTCATAAGCAGTAGGCACGTAAAGCATCCAAGGACCATAGTGCTTCGCATCTATACTGGCCTGTTTCATCGCAAGAACATCAGCTACTATCTGAGCGCCCGTCTTCGAAGAATCATTCCATGCCGTGGTAAGGGATACCTGATTCCTATGTGGGAAGTTCAGATAGCTATATATGGTCCCTCCTCCGAAACTATACGTGGTAGCAGTGAAAAGAAGCGATTCTAGTTTCTCAGATACTTTCCTTGCCGCTCTTTCTGCAAGAGTGGTATCAAGAGGATTCCCCATATTCCTACTGGCCGCAAGAACTCTGGCATTGATCTCATAATCTGCATGGATTATAGGAATAGGCAGATAGTTGGTACCGTATATCGGCCTATCACCTTTTGCCCTCGTGACGCCGTCCATGGTCATCTCAGCTTCGAGAGCATCGCTCACATCGTGCCACTCAAGAACAGTTGTCCCCATAGCGTTTCCAAGATTGTAAACAAGCCCTCTATCAATGAGATCTTGAATTCCATTCAACCTTGTCCGAGCAACGTTCAATACTGCCTCATCTAGCTGTTTCCACTCGTCACGCCTAAGCGTTGCATTAGTCTGGATCGGTTTCACTGCATAACTTTCAGGCCGAGTAGGATCGCCACCCTGATAAACAGTAACATATGCCCTACCATCAGAACCGATGTAAGGTCGTAAAAGACCAGAGTCAATTCTACCCTGAGAAGCAAGGTAGGTGGCCAACTCACCTTTCGTCTGACTGTTCGCTCCAACAAAATCTAACATAACATTCGGCATTCTATTTTCCCTCCTTCCTTATCTACTTTCTTAGATAGCTTTCACAAGTATACGTTTATTGTATCCAAGTGGGCCACTAGACTCTTCTCCGCTAGAACCGGAGAGATCTACTGCTTCCAATGCAACACCAACTATTGCACCTGTGATATGCTTCCTCAAATATCCGTTACCAGCACTCTCAAGATAATCACCTATCGCAACATTTTCTCCGTCTGCAAGCACTCCATAGAACTCATCGCCTCTGTAAGGCACCCAAACCTGTACAGGGTCATCTGCAGAATAAGAATCATCTATGCCATTACCTTGTAACTCATCTTCTAGAGCTATCATGATAGGTACAGCAGACCCTCCTCCAGTTGAATGAGCTTGGACTTTTCCTTCAGAGGTGAGTTCAAGAAGCATTCCAGGTACAATAGTACCAGCCGCGATAAACTCTTCAACTACATCAGAATACTTCTTCACCTTGACAGTATTATACGCCATTACTTATCTCCTCCTTTCATCTGAACTTCTACTCCTGGGGGAAGTAAAACTTCTTCATTCACAGTAACATCATTATTGTTGCCCACACCTTTCACTGCATACACTGCTTTCTTGGGGATCAAGCTAACAAGTTTCTCCAATTCAGCCATGCTCTTGCTTTCCAACTCTTCTTTGGTGAAAGCTTCTGAATAAGATGTAATGGTAGAAATAAAGGTTTCACGTTTTTCAGCATGCAGTTTCAAGCCTTCTTTCAATGCTTCTTTCATCGTATCAGGAGCCAATTCTAAGATGTCCTCAGGTTGCTTGATGTTTTCTTTCAATACTTGTATTGCTTGTTCCATATTCACTTGCGGTTTGGCCTCCTTCTCAGGCTCGGCTTTGGCTTCCTCTAGTTGTTTCTCATACTCTTTCAATTTAACTTCATAATCTTCAACAACTCTAACTATTTTCTCTATCTTGTCCTGTTCAAGACCAGCAAGCCATTCCTTGTCTTCTTCGTTGAAAACTGCATACTGCACCAACTTCTGTATTATTGGGGCCTTACTGCATTCAGTCATTTTTGCACCTCCTCTTGTCCTTATGAATTCAGGTTCTTTCTTCTCTTCTTGCACAACATATTCTACTTTTCTCTTAACTGGCACCGCCTCCCCTACCAATTCAATTTCTTCTTTCCCAGTTTCTTCATTACTTGTAACTTTATACTCTTGTTTGTATAGTTGATTATTCTGTTCAAAGATGAAATAAGTGTCAAACACTTCTCCTAGAAATGCTTCATCACCAAACTGGGACCAAATCAAATCGCTTATTTCTCTGATAATGTCCTGTAAACTAATCTCATGAACGAGCATCGTAGCTCCGTGTTCAGCAAGAATGGTAACAAGCTCTTTTCTATTCAATTGTCCTCCTTCTTTCTCATAAGCGCGTACACCGCACCCATCTGCCCAAGAACAAGCACCTACACCACCAGGAAGAAAAGCTAGGTGATCTGGTCTATGATTTCTAGCAATGGCTCTGTATACTTCACCATTCCATTCACCCTCAACTTGTTCTTCCTCCGTGAATACACCGACACTAACATCAAGAGGTTTCTTTTTCTCAATGTATTCTAGAATTTCAGGACAAACTTGTTTAACTTTTTCTTCATCAATCCAAGCTTCAGCTTTCAACTTAGTCCCTTCTACTCTTGTATTATAGACCCTACCAATTGTTTGAGCATCAATTACCGGCGGTGAATTAGCTGAAATTGGACCTTGTCCATCGGTCGGGTGATTCACTGTAACTGGGATTCCGTTCCAGGCTTCAGGGAACTTGCCTAGTTCAGATATAGGATGAAAAATAGGACCTGCTGAACCGTTGTGGACCCCTTCAACCATCATAACTACAGGTACAACTATGTGCTTCCTGTTTTGATGAACTTCTCTTCGTATAACATAATCATAGGTTTGAATATCATAGTTTTGATAATTACCAGTAGTAGTCATCTAAATATATTCACCTCCTTCTACTTATATTATACAATAAGTAATGAAACAACTATACAGTTGGTAAACAAAAATCAACTTGTTTTATTATTTTCATCAACTTTTCTTCTTCGTCTTATCAACTGGAAGAGCCATACATCTACAATTTGGGTGATATGGGATCATTTCTTGAATCTCATCTAAAGTATAAACCTTTCCTTCTAAACTTGCACAATCAGGACAAACTCTACCATCTCCCGCAGTTGTCCACTCTGCTTGAACCTCTACTCCTTCCGCTCCCCAATTCCTGTATTCTTGTATTATAGCTTGATGGTGCGCTCTTATTATTTCTGTTCTGGCAAGCGTTTCTGCTCTCCGTTGGGCACTAACAAATCTACCTAATGAATCTTTTATGGCGATGTTTTCTATTTCACCTTTGGTTATGCTTTTAACTAATGCATCAGCTATCTCTCTAGGACCTAGCCCTTGTGCCAACCCAGTTGATAAAACTCTAGAAATCTGCACATCCATCGTTGCTGTTATCCCTTTGAGCTCATTGAATGCTCTAGTATACAGAATACCTATTCGATCAGCATGAAAAGGTTGCGTAAGAATAGCATCGATTCCGCCTCTTTCATCAATTGTTGGTACTTGATATCCTGCTTTCCTCAAGTTAGCGTAAGCATTGCCAATTCCTTTTCTATAAGCACTCTGTATATAAGTATCAGTCCATCTACTCTGCAAGGCTTTACCTAGTTGTGGGAAGGTGCGAACTTCTAGTATGGTTTCATCAACTTGTTGCTCTAACCATTCCATAAAACCTTCTATCTTCTGATCAGAAGTTGTGAAAGCAAAAGCTCTATCCCCTGGTAATGCATAAGCACCAAAAGATAGAACCTTGGAAACAAGTTGAGGTTCTTCTTTCAACCCAAAACAATCTCTATCTATCACCGCCAACTTGATGAGTGCAGTTATCTTTCTAAAACGGCGCCGCATCTCTTTTACGAACGTGTTTCGTATAGTAGTTGTTTTAGTTGGGTCGTACCTATTACTTAGTACCTTGTTAGCGGCGAATAACAATAGCGTATCATGGTTATGTTTACATTCCCCCATAGAATGGCCTCCCTTTATTCATCAAACCATGAATCAAAAATAATTCCAGGGTCTTCGACAACAAGACGGGCCGCCGTAACATCAGCAAGGGTGTCTATCTTTATTGGAGAGGCATTCGTCATACAAAAACGTATATCACATTCCCATCTAAGTTGTTCTAGACTTTCATTAACTTCTCTCCATTTTCTTTCTAATCTAGAGTATTCATCAAACTGATACTTCCTAGCGACATAAAGACCAAAATGAATTCCTAGTATATTCCAATTGAACCTCAATGTTCTACTGAAATCAATCTTATTATGCTTTTGAAGAACCTTGACACAATCATAAGTTCTCAGTTGATAATCATCGTACTGAGTAGAAAATACTGTCACTACACAATCTGAATACTTGTTCATCATACAGATTGGAGCAGTCAAGAAAAATGAATCTTGCCAACCGAACATATCACCTTGACAATTCACCACTATGGTATCATCATCTAGTTTCAACTTATTACAAGCTTCCGCTACTCTTTCAGTTCCATTCCTTGGAGAAAGAGACGTTTTGACGTACTTTCCTTTCCAACTCTTAACCTCCTCAATTATCTCGTCATCACTAGTAGCAACCCAAGGTTCAAACCCGCTCTCCAATACTGACTCATAGCATCGCCGCATCAAAGTTTTACCACAGATATCGATCAGTGGCTTACCTGGCAATCTTGTGCTATCCATTCTAGCTGGAATAATAACTACTGCTCTCATGCTTACCTTCCCTCCTTTCACGCTCCTTGAAGCTCTCTCACTCCTCCTCATCTTGTTCTTCATACTGTATACTTCCTACAACAAGTTCACTATATCCAAATTTCTTATCAAGTACGCTTTCTACAGATTGACTTAAACTTTCAACGCATGGGAAATATACACCTGGCCAATCAACTTTTTTCTCACCACCTAAATCCTCATCTAAAAAACAAGGAGCTACAAAATGGTTAGGCTCAACGCATCTAGCCACTGCTTTATCTTGGCTGGTATAAATCCCTCTAACAACCATGCCGTAATCAGGTTCAATTGCTCCTGCAACCCACACTTTTGTTTTCTTCATGATAAACACCTTCCCAGCTTCAGTTGTACTAACAACCAAGAATTTCTGAGTTTTGTGTTTCTTCCTCTTGTGCTGTTACTTCAGCCTCTACTAGATCTTGTAAAGGGACAAGACCAAATTCTTCAGTAGTAGGTCTAATTCCTTTCTTGTCTACTTTGTAAACAATCACTACTTTTGGCTCTTCGTTTGGCTTGAAAACCACCATCAGAGATTCCACATTTTCTTCAGACACTCCTACTGGAAGAGTGACCCCCATTCTTCTTGCCGCGGAAATTCCTACGATGTCTTTTAGATACTTTCTCCTTTTTTCTCTCAAAAGTTCGACTACTCTATTTCTGAATCTGTTATTTTTCGAATTAGCCACCTGACCCACCCCTTTCTAAGGATGTATGCTATAACTTTCATCAAACACATCTTCTCCACCTTCTACCTTTGGTGAGAAAACGATGTCTAGTATATCTTCATCAAGTATTACCTGCATACTTTTAATGCTTTCAACCTTCCCGTCTTCATCGCAAACAAAATAACTAATCTCCAACAACGGATTGGAAATTCCATTATACACCGTCTTATGCAAAGAAATAGAAAAAATATCTGCTCTAGTAAGACCAAGTTGCGAAATTTCTGCTTTCTCCAACAAACAAGATACCCAATCTTTTCTCATACTTACTCCTCCCCTACATTAAAAGGTATTCAACATATTATACCCGTGGAACCCCTTTCTACTTAATGTCTACTATTCCTCAGACTCAACAGATTCACTGATTGCAACCTCCTCTTCCAATATCTGCTGTTCTCTTTCTTGTTCAATAAGTTTAATTTCTTCATCATCCAAATTCAATAAGGTACGATAAAATGATTTAAGGGGGAGGATATCAGTCGCCATCGGCACCGCGGCATAGTTTTTCACTATTTCAGACTTGAGCTTACCAACTTCAGCTTTATCTTTCTCTGAAGGTGTGAAAAGATCTTGCCACATGATAGAGTAAGTTTCATCAATGAGTTCAGGTAAAGCGCCCACTTCAATAAGCCTAGTTATGAACGGTCGAACGATTCTTGTTTCAGCATACTCTTCTCTCCTGGCCTGAACATAATCAAGCCAATTCTCTCTATCTTGAGTACTGGCAAGTTCACCTCGTTCAGATCCAACTAGGATTCTCTTTGGTATCCCAGTAGCCGCAGAAATCATCTGTAGTTGTACATCCACTGGCCCTGAAGGATCTGCAACATTAGCAGAAAGTGCCTCGATATCAAATCCCTGCGTAATCAAGAACCGCCGCAAGTTGTGTTCATACTCTGATAGTTGATCTTTTAGTTTTTCTTCTTGTTCTGGTGTCAGCATGGTGTCAGCATCAACTTTCCCATGGTAACCTGGCATTCCATTCCGCCAAAACATTTCAGCACTGGCACCAACTATCTTCTCCAAATCAACCAATCTATTGAACACTTTTCGTAGAACAGGAGTGCCATAAATTTCACTTTCTAGTAAATCAGTTGTAACATGGAGAACTCTAGAATGGTGGATTCTTAGTGTTTGGTTTGGTCCATCGCCGCCAAGATCAACATCATAGTATTCAGGCAGGCCAAACCTAGCACTAGTCATGTCGTCATCCAAACTAACTATTTCAGCCCATTGTTCACTCAGAGGTTTGAGATAGATCAACTTCGCCCCTTTTTCAACTTCACTAGCTAGTTCTTGGGGACTGCTCACATCATCAAATCCCAAGAACAAGACACTATATCTACCAAGACACGCTAACTTATCTAATCGTTTGAATATTGATTTTATCCCAAGCTCATTATACAACTTTTTCCATTCTCTTTCTAATGGCGTTTCCTCATCATCACTACCTTCAAGTAACCAAAACCCACCTCGCCAAGTCGCATTAACTGGCTTGTCAATAATGGCACTTGCTATGTCTTGTCTATCATATCTAAGTAGATAGTCATTGTAAGTAAGTTGTTTATTGTACCCCAGAACTTGATAGATATCTCGATTGCCACCAAACGATTGGCCAAGCATCGACGCTAACATCGCCCTGCCAAGAACCGCACTATAATCTTGTATCTCTGTTTTCGTACTCTTAGCCAATTCTTTCCCCTCCTATCTCTTAACTTCTAACCAATCACTTTTGCTTCTTTTCTCCTTGCCAGTTTTGCAAATGCTCCACTACTAGCATCTACTTGATCTTTGTAAGTTCCATAAGGGAAAAATCTATGCTCCTCAATATACTTTTGATTCCAGTCACCTTTCAGTAGATAAACATTCCCATTATTCACCTGGACTGACCAAGGATCTGCTCGATAAACTTTATCTCCTGATGGCCTATCTCCATAAACTGTAAAACCGACCAAGTTCCTAATCGAACTCTCAAGACTTTCTTTCCCACCGCTACCTGGCTCCTGCTCTAGATAGATGACCACTTCAGGTCCGTCTGCCTCTGCAGTTTCACGAATGATAGCTTCTCTTTCTTCAGTGGCCCATTGTCCTCTTTTTACATCCATTACAACCCATTTCTTCGACTTGAGTTTGGCAAGCTTCACGCCTACTGTATATGCTCCACCTCCCTCAGTCCCGGCCTTGTCCCAATACCTAACAATACTCTCAATATTCACTGAAGGGGGCATTCTATCAATAATTTGAAAATGGTCAACTTTAAACATGCCTCCACCAGGAGGAACAGGATTCTGGCCCACCTGGCCCGCATAACCATATTGACCAAGCTCTTCTTGCATATTTTTCAATACTGGCCAAGATAATCTTACCGGGTCCATCAAACCATCTACATACTTATCTACTAGTTCTTTTGGTGAAACTTTATCAAGAAAACCTTCAGTTCTAATTTCTCCCGGTATACATATATGAAAAATATTTGATTTTCTAGATAGTAGATATCCTGTAGGGTCATTCTCATGTAATCTCTGCATTATGAGAATCATCGGGGTTGTTTCCTTATTCACTTTTCTAGTTGAAAGCGTTTGAGAGATCCATCTATTAGCTTTATTAAGCTCAACTTCAGAAGCAGCTCTGTTAGGGTCAAGCGGGTCGTCAACTATCAATATGTGAGCATGGAACCCGGTCAACGTACCACCAACAGAAGTACTGTATCTATTCCCTCCGATTTCAATACTACCATCAGGAAGAACTTTTGTAATCTTGAAATTGGACTTGGTGTCTTTATCTTGTTTTATCTTGAGGTAAGGGAACCATTTTTGAAACTTTTCAGACCGTATCAAATCCCGACTATATTCTGCATGTTCCAGTGACAGAGCCCCAGAATAAGAACCTACGATGAACCTCATCCAATGCCAATTCAACCAGCACCAAACAGGAAACATGATAGTGCAAGTGATCGATTTAGTTGAACCTGGAGGGATATTGATAATCAAATCATGTTGTTTTGGTAATCCATTAGCAACGCGAGTGGCAAGATGTTGTAGTTGAGTAGCAAGATACTCTATGTGCCAATTCCACCTAGGTGCATCAGAACTAACACATTCCCAGAATTGTTGCATGAAATAATAGAAAGAACGGCGACACCTCTCAGCCCGCACGGCATCAAGAGCAAACAGAGCTTTCTGTATACGATATGGTTTTGGTTTCCTAGTCCTGACCATCGTTGGCATTTTATTGCCCATTACTATTCACTACTTTCTTCTTGTTGGGCATTCTGTTCTTTTCGCTTGGTCCGTGTCCGTAAGGTGACGCCAAGTTTTTCTAACATTTCTAATTCCTCATCCGTCAAGTCTGATAGATCAATATCAACTATGGCATGTTCATGTTTTATTGGACCACCATCCTCACCTGAAATTCTGTGGTGGCGAACATCTCTCCAAAATTCTTTCTGCCTATTCTGTAACCAGAAGATTGCGGCTGTTGTATCAGGTGGATAATATTTAGTAGTTTGAATCTTCACTGGTTCACCTTTGATAACAAGTACTTTCTCTTCAGGGCAACTATACCCAACAGCCCTGTGATACAAGGAATGAGCCACCTGTGCATCAGCCTCTGCCCTGCCCCTTTTAACCGCTTCTCTGAACTCCTCATGCTTGGCCAACCAATCATTCAACGTCCCCTCAGCAACACCGAAGGCCACTGCCAAGTCTTCATTCCTTAAGCCCAACAATGCCAATTTATAAGCTCTCTCAACCAATGAGTGGTGGTATCGAGTTGGTCTACCAACTTTCTTTTTCGGTATTTCAAACATGTTATCAACCCTCCTTTATCTACTACTCTTGTTATTGTTATTATATGTTACTACATGTTAGATACACTATTTTCTTTTGTTTTCTTGTAGATAGATTTGAAATGAATATATATCAAACTAAAAAATTTTTGATTTTTGCTATTTTCGGGGTTGACAGAATCAGTATTATACTCTATAATAATAGTGTAATAAGGAAGAAGGAGGCGAAGAAAATGAAAAACAAAAACAGAGAAAAAGCAGAAAAAATAATCAAGAGAAAAGGCGTATGCCTTCTCGGAGCGCATGTCTCAAGAGACTTTCACAGTGTTCGTAGAGACGTCGATGATTGTTCTCGTAGTAGACTTCTTCTACTAAGCAGTGCTTATTCCACCGACGTCGTAGAAATTACACAGTGGAAAGAAAGCGAGCTATACTTAGAGTCAAGGAAGCGCATAGAAGCGCTCATCGATACTAGTACAGATTACATAATAGCATTCGTCTACATAGAAGAACGTTATCATAACAACGGACTGTACGAGAAAATCTCATATGTTTATAACGACGAGAAACATGCAGTAGAAATGCTCCTTGAAAAAGAAATAAGAAAAGCTCTACCAAGAATAACAATATAAAGAAAACAAAAGGAGGAGTCAAAAATGACAGTAAGATTTAAAACCGAACAATACGAATTCAGCCACGGAAAGAAGCCAAGAGGTTTTGGGTGGTGGATGGTAGAAGTAGATGGGGAGGTGGTTGAATTTAGAGGAACGATAGCAGAACTTAAAAAGCATTTAACTCAAATTTACAAAGACAAAACGGCAATAGAAGCAAAAATACTATCATAAAAAAGTTGTGTTAGAAGAAAGGGGGGAGAGAAAGATGATAAGCACAAAAGCAACAGTTCAAAAAACGAAAGAAGCTCTAAAGAAAATAACTGGTGAAAAAGTTCACCAGAAAGGGAACACCCTTTGGTTTTTCGACGACCAAAGGGAAAAATGGGTGGTCGTCTACCTTTTCGTAGACAGCCAGGACAAAGCAATCATCTGGACAGATTGGTACAGTTTGGCAGAGGAGGAATTCTCCGAAGCCAAGAAAGATGGATTCTGGACCTTGACTACTCAAGGGGTGCCTGAAGAATCCATCATGTTTCTTGAATGGTACACAAAAGTGATGGATACACAAAAATAATGGACACTGGTTTAAAGATATAAATATGGCAGGGGCAAAGACAAAATGCCCCTGCCATTTTATTTTAAATTCAACTAGATTCGGACTTGACAAATTCAGTATTATATTCTATAATATTAGTGTAATAAGAAAAAAAGGGGGAGAATAAGATGCCGATGTACAAAGTAAAATGCGAGAAGTGTGGTAAGGAGTTTAAAACACTCCTTACCGGAAAGAATTCAAATTGGGTAGCTGAAAACGGCTACCACATCTGTCAAGAATGTAAACAAAAAGAAATAGAACAGAAAGCCAAAGAAGCGGCTGAGAAAGCGAAGAGAGAAGGTCTGCCAGAGCTTAG